TTGTGCAGTTTGGGTTGCTTTTGAACTAACTTCTTTAACAACTTTTCTGATATTTTCTATTTCAGATTCAAGTCTAGTTACTTCAGCATCATCACCAGGATCACCTTTTTCTCCTTGAGGTCCCTCGGGTCCAGTCTCTCCTTGAGGTCCTTGAGGTCCTTGAACACCTTGAGGCCCAATTCTCCCATCTTCCCCCCGTTCACCTTTGGGACCAGGATCTCCTTGCTCTCCCCTTTCACCTTTTTCGCCCTTGGAACCTTCAGTACCCTTGATTTCAAGAACTCTGACTTTTTCACCTGTTACAGGATCTAAAATTTCTTTTATACCTACAACAAGTTCTTCTTTAGTCTTTTTAAGTGTTTTTTTAGTATAAGCAAGAGCAGTGGCTAAAACCTTACTTAAATCTAAGTCTTGTTCTTTTTGATCGTCTTTCATTTATTGTCTCTGCACCTAAATCTTCACCAGAATCAATTTATAAATTTTTAACTTACAAATTTATCATCATCTTCTAAAACAGAAAAAAGAATATCATTTACTTTATCTTTAATTTCATTTTCTTTTTTCGCAACTTCAAATTTCTCCTCAATTTTTTTATCAATATCTTCATTGATATATTCTTTATTGTTCGTATCTACTTCTGCAGAATTAAATTGCATTTCATCTTCTCCCGAATATCTGGGATCATCTAATTCTTTTTGCATCTGTTCATCATTAGTTTTAACTTCATCATCAGTCATCATCAGAATATGCTTTCTTATATACTCATGTGACCAATATTTTCCAGCATAATCTTGTAAATCTCTTAAAATATTTAATCTATCTTGAAGAAGTTCATTCTGCTTTATTTCTGCAAAATGACTATCGTTTTCAAATTCATAAAATATTTCATTCTTAACATTTTTCCAATCATCTCTAGACATTATGCCTTTGAGTGTTAATTGTCTTTCCATAATCTCATCAAACATTAAACTGAATCTGCTTTGAAGTTTATTAACAAAACGTGTAAATTTAACTTCATCCCTTGATATTTCTGTAGCACGGCCAATTGTATAATTTGCTTCTGATTCAAGTCTTGAAATAGGAACACCTAGTGATTTGTAAAGTTTTTTCTGAAAATATAATACATCTTCAATGTCCCCAAGATTTGAACCACCAGGTAGGGTAGAAATTTCTGTTCCTCTTCCACCTTCTCTTCTCGGCATCCAATAATCTTCAAGCATTGACATATGTTTTCTATCATCTCTAACTTCACCGGTGTTTGCATCATATACAAGTTTGTTTTTGTATCTGGTCATTAAATCACGCATATATTGTTCTGCTTTTAATTTGGGCAGATTACCAACATCAACATAAAAAATTCTTCTTTCTGGAGCCCGTGAAATACGATAAATTACCAGAGAGTCTTCAATCATTCTCAATTGATTTAATGGTTTGATTGCTTTGTGTAGGTAGGATAAGACTAATGAACGTGTAGCATTCATTAATCCTGAATGTGTATATACAATCGAATCAGGAGATATCTTTAAACCACTAGCGGCACTTGTAAAAGCAGTTCCAATTACTTGTCCTTGTGATTGATAAATCCCTTTTTGATTATAAACATAATATTCTAAAACAGTAGTTTTTGTTTTACCGTCAGGCTGTTTTTCTTTTTTCTTTTCACGTATTTTCTTTATTTTTCTAGGATCTAATATTCTTAATTCATGAATACCTTTTTCTAAATTATTCTCATCAACGATAACATGATAATATACTCTACCATCAATGTACCATCTTTTGAAAACATCAGATCCCAAATTCTGTAAATCTAAAAGTTTACTTATTGTCTTGAATTCTGTTCTTATTTTGTCTCTAATAGGCTCAGAAACATTTAAATTATCTACATTAATTCTTACAACTGGTTTGTCTTTTGATGATACAATTGCTTCATTAACAATGTCATCAATAGCGTTTTCCACTTCTGCTTGAAGACCCATATCACGATATCTGTTTATCAATTCAGACTCGCTTTTTATAGCACCTTCTGTGTCAACATATGTTCCATAAACACCACCTGATGCTACGGACAATGCTCCATCTTCATATTCTGCTTCCGCAAAAGTTTGAACCTTTACGTTCTTTTGTTCTTTTTTTCCGATTGAAAAACCGAATAGTTCAATAGGCATGTAATTTCCTGAATGCGAGTTAAATAATTATAATAGTACTGTACTAATTTATATTTATTCACTCGCAAAATCAGAAAATTATGTTTTTTTGAGGATTAGCCCCCTATGTCTTCAAATTCAATATCATCAGCTACTACTCCACTACCACCTGACATGGATCCTGCCATTCTTGTCCAGTAATCATACGCAAAAGTTACAGTATATTCTTCAATAGTATCATTATCCCCCCAATCCAAGGTAATTTCTGAAAGATCGGTTGGAAATATGTTTACAAATCCATATTCTGCTGATGTATTTGTATTTTTAGAAAACTGCTTAACTTTTGCTGTACTTGTATAATCAGTAGAACTTGTACCTTGTCGAAAGTTCGCTGAATGATTGTTTATTTTATTCATCCACATTTCAAATTGTGATCTTATTGCAAAGTTTTCATCATTAATAACCGTCACAGTCCATTCTGGAAAAGTTCTATTACCTGCCATTTTAACTTCTCTACCAAAATAAGGAACTATAACTGTTCCAATTACAGCTCCAGGTATTGATGTCGCTTTAGCAAATAAGTTCAGGTCTGTTCCATTAAAAATATTAGCCTTATCAGCAACCGTGACTTGAAATAAATTAGGCCTTTGCCCATCATAATGCATTGCATGTCTAAAACCTGTTATATCGAATGCCATTTATTTATCTCCTTAAACTGCGTTAACTACTTCAGAAAATTCAACTCCAGAAGCAACAGCAACAAAGTTTAATCCTATGAAATTGATAGATTTAGTTGGTTTAATGAAAATATCACCCCTAAACTCATTTCTATTTATAACAGCAGGCGTATTATTTGAGCCATCACATATCACTTGAAATGCTTCTATACCCCTAGATGATTGAACATCTCTTAAAAAAGGCTCTATTATAGAAATAAAGTTTAATCGTGTAAATTCATCATTAAATTCAAATAACAAATTTTCAGCCGCATTTGCTATAGCTTTTTCTAGAATAATGAAAAGTCTACGTACATTAATTCTATCAAAAGATGATGGTCGTCCTAACATGGTTTTATCACCAAATAAAACTTTTCCTTTTCCAGGAAATGCCGCTATTGGATTAATTCCATTTATATACAAATCATCTCTTTCAGCATTATTTGGTACAAACGCTATAAATTCTGCACCTTTTATATTTCCTCTTGTAAATCCCGCAGGAGAAATATAAGGATTAACATTATCTGCTTGGGCACAAATTCCAGCAACATCGCCATTCATTGGAACCCATCTATTAACAGAATTATATCTATCAAACATGTATTTGTAATTTCCATCCATAACAGCATAACTTGAACTTGGTAATGCATTCCTTCTAGCAATCGCATTTGTTACTTCACTTCCTTCTTTATTAACAACATCTGCTTCTTCAGGAGAAATAAAGACAACGCAATCTTTTCTAGTTTCTGCTATTTCATTAATCAAATATGTGGCTATAGTATTTGATGCTTCTCCTGAAATTATTAAAGAAACATCTATTTTTGCAGGATCTTTGAAATAACTATAAGCAGTAATTTCATCTGAAGCTGAAGAACTATGTCCATCAACTCCTCCTGATAAACTGGCAGTCATAATTCCATTTGCGCCTGCTCCACTAAAAGATCCTTGAAATCTAGCATCAGAATTTCCCTGAGCAAGAGTATCACCCCAATCATGAGTGATTTTATTAGATCCAGCATCTTGAGGAGCATCTCCCATTGCATCATGATCTGTCCATCTAATATATTTGGAACTATTGTTTATTGCTTCTTTATAATATAAAGTATCTCCTGTCTCTCCTGTAGCACCATTTGCTACTGATAATCCACTCCATGCCGCAACAACTTGTTTATTTGAAGTAGATTTTGCTCCTCTTCTAT